CGACGCCGATAAATTCCAAAAGGATTTCCAATGAAGCCGACCAAGAAGCCGATGATGGCGAAGCGCACCACCAAAGCCGCTCCCGCCAAGAAGAAGATGATGGCTAGTGCCAAGAAGCCGATGACGGCTAATGGCAAGAAGGTTCAGAAGTATCAGGTGGGTGGCATGGCCGCTCCAGGCAAAGGCAGGGTGACTAACCCCGGCGGTCCGTCGGCCACGATGCCTCCGTCCAATCCGCGCGTCGTGCGTCCGAGGATGCCGCAGACTGGCGGTGTTAATCCGCGTCCGGCAGCGCCGGGTGTTGGCTACGGTGGGATTGGACGACCCGGTGTTCAGGGACGCCCGGGACAGGGGATGATCGCCAACAATGGCGGCGGGATGATGTCTCCTCCGTCTCGGCCAAACATTCCGGGGATTACCCCTCCAATGAATCGCCCTGTTCGCACTCCGCCGCAGCCGCAGGGAATGCCGCAGGGGATGAACCCAGCAATGCAGCTGTATGCTCAACAGTATGGGCAGATGCCGCAGCCGCAGGGGATGCCGCAGGGTGGTTTGCTGGGCGCAGGACCGATGCAGCAGTTGGGACAGGGGATGCCGCAGGGTGGTTTGCTGGGCGCAGGACCGATGCAGCAGTTGGGACAGGGGATGCAGGGAATGGACCCAAGAATGCATCCGGATTATCAGTCGCCGAAGACCATCGACTTGCGGGATCCTGCGATGGCTGCTCGGTATGGGCATCTGGGTCGTGGGCCGCAGCCGTTGACGCAGGAGCAGTTGCAGCAGCTAGGGCCGATGAGACAGCTGGGCCTCAAGCGAGGCGGTGAAGTCAAGAAGAAAAAAGCCCCGGCGCAGGGTCGCATGGCCAAGCCTGCGCGAAGGAAGAAGTAATGCCCGAGCAGCAAGGCCCACGGCAGTCCAGAACCATGGTATCCATGGCGGAGTACCTGTCATTGTTGCAGTCCCTCCGTCAGCGCGGCGCGGACATCCCGGAAATGAAAACCCCGGAAGATGTCCTCGCCTTTGCCCGGGAGAAGGGCTTGATACCGGGAGGTGTAGAATGAGCAAAGGTCTCTACGCCAACATCCACGCCAAACGCGCCCGCATTGCTGCGGGATCTGGCGAAAAGATGCGTGCTCCTGGCAGCAAGGGTGCGCCCACTGACAAATCATTCCGCGTGTCCAAGCGCACTGCTAAAAAGGGAAGGTCGAGAAGCTAGGCATGACTGTCGAGACCCTCGGCCAGAAGCAGCGCCGTTTCACGATTTACGTGGCACGGCTCATCGAGTGGGCGTACCAAAACGGGTACGAACTGACCGTCGGCGACGCCTACCGTTCGCCGGAGATGGCGAAGATCTACGCCGCGCAGGGCAAAGGCAGCGAGTATAGCTTGCACTGCGAACGTCTGGCCGTTGACCTCAACCTGTTCATCGACGGCAAGTACCAGCCGAACAGTGAGGCCTACGAACCCCTCGGAAAATTCTGGAAATCCATCCACCCCGATTGTCGCTGGGGTGGCGACTTCCGGCGTATCAAGGACGGAAACCACTTCTCTCTCGCCCACGGGAACATGGCATGATCGCAGACGCAATCGCAGGTGTTGTCGGCAAAATCATCGACCGCGCTTGGCCTGACCCCACACAGAAAGCCGCCGCGCTTCTCGAGCTGGAGAAGATGAAGCAGGCCGGCGAGTTCAAACAGATGGACGCCGACCTGCAGGCCATGCAGATGCAGGCCGACGTCAACAAAGTTGAAGCCGGAAGCGCAGACCCGTTTACCAGCCGCTGGCGACCTTTCGTCGGCTGGGTATGTGGGACCGCATTGGCCTGGCACTACATCGGCAGGCCGCTCGCCGGCTGGGTGTTGCTGCTAACGGGAAATGCCACGCCGATTCCGGCGGTGGATTTGGGGGACCTCATTGTGATTTTGCTGGGCCTTCTCGGGCTCGGAGGCCTCCGCTCGTATGACAAGCTTCATGGTACGTCCCGATAAAAAATTCTGCACTTTCTGCAAACAACTCAAGTCCCTCTCAGAATTCTACCGCCGAAGTACCGGATACCAGTCTCAGTGCAAGATCTGCCAAACCATCCGGCGAAGGCACTTCTCCAACGCACCGCACAACAAGAAAAGCCAGCGGGATCGCAAGCTTAAATCCTTCGGACTTTCTGTTGACGCTGTCGAAGCAATCTCCACGGCCCTTGGACATCGGTGCCAGATTTGCGGCTCACGGCCCAAGAAGCTTCACGTCGACCACTGCCACGTCACGAACAAGTTCCGGGGACTCCTGTGCCGCCTGTGCAATCTTGGTCTGGGCCATTTCGGAGATGACGTGACGCGGTTGAGATGCGCTATCCTATACCTGCTAGAATTCCAGGGGGAAAACGATGATCCATCCAGTCGAACCTGACCGCGTTCCTGCCGATCCGGTTAACCACCCACGGCACTACCAGTCGAACAGCATCGAATGCATCGACGCCATCGCTGCTGCCGTCGAGAACCTCACAGGCATGGAGGCTGTCTGCACGGCCAATGTCCTGAAGTACACCTGGCGATGGAAGCGCAAGGGCGGGGTTGAAGATCTCCGAAAGGCGCGGTGGTACCTCGATCATTTGATCAAAAAACTCGTTTAAGGATCCCCATGAAAAAGGCCCCCCCACAGCAGAAAAACTCAGTTAACGAGTTCATTCGTTCCGCACTTGGGAGCACGAAGCGTGAACCCGGCTGGGAGTACGGAAACATTCTTCCTGTCCGCATGCGAAAGAACGAGCAGGGCGAGAAGGAAAGGGAGTGGGGCCTTGGCTATAGCAACACCGCGAAGGGCATGCTTGATGCGTTTACCCTCCCCCGCCGTGCGATGGAAGGAGAGGAGGTAACGCCGGAACAGGCCATGGAAATGGCCATGAACGTCAGCGCTCCGGGCGTGGCCACGGCGCGCTATGCCCCCGGCGTCCTCAACATGCCGATAGTTTATCATGGGGGCCCACACAAATTTCCGCCTACCCCGGACAATCCGCTCGGAGAATTTGACGCTTCCAAAATCGGAAGTGGGGCAGGCGGGCAATCGTACTCGCATGGAGTTTATGTGGCTCAAAATCCTAAAGTATCTCAGTTTTATAAAGATACGGCAGGAATTGGCTCTCAAGATATGCCCGCTCCAGATGACTCAATTGCAGCGGATCTTGGAAGTTTAAATTTTCTCCCTGATGACATTGACGAATACTACGACTTAGTGAAGTCTAGCGCAGAAAAAATATATTTTAAAAATGGGAAAATAACTTACGAATTTAATGATGGATCGTTTGGGGCTTTTGACGACGATGGACAATTTAAAGCGTTTGCAAAACCCGAAAGTTTCCTCTACACCGCCGACCTTCCCGACGAAATGGTAGATCGAATGCTGGACTGGGATAAGCCGCTGAGTGAGCAGCCGGAAGCGATAAGAAAAGCATTAGCCAATATCCAACCAAGCTCTGTTGTCGACGGAACAGAAGTGGTTGGCGGCGGAGTGATTAGAATAAAAAATGACCCTGATTTTGGGCCAAAGTATTTTCTTGAGATGGACGGAGAATCCTTTCGTTTATCACCAGAAGATGTAGACAGGTTGGCAGGGGAAAATCGCGGAGAATCTTTTTATCGCTCATTGATGGAAAAATTTGGTGGCGGAAAACCCGGAGAAATAAAGGCTAGCGAGTATCTTCGAGCCTTAGGAATCCCCGGCATCAAATACCTAGACGAGTTCAGTAGGGGCGCGGGGGAAGGAACCCGCAATTTCGTTCTCTTCCCCGGTGAGGAAAAGAAGGCAAAAATCATAAAAAGGGAGTAAGAAACCCCAAAGGACAGGAAACGGGGTGTTGACGTGGGGCAGAGTGCGGAGGTAGACTTACCTTGCGATACCGATACAGGAGACGACTACGATGCAGGACTTTCAGCACTATCCCTCACTCTTCCTCGAGGCGTGGGGGTTCATGCCGTCAGAGGCTAACGTCCGATGGTTCAAGGCCCTCGGGCCGTTGAGAAAGCGAAAGCATATCGAGGACATGCTCGACATGGTCGAGCAGCAGCAGCAATACAGAGAGGAGAACCGAGTATGAAATGGGAAATCATTGCGCGCCGCGCACTGGCCGAGGGCCGCGGATCATGGGACAAGCTCCAACGCTCGGAACAGGCCGCCATCATCGCGGACTGGACGGAGCGTGAGGGCCGGATGGAGATGCTCGACATGTCCCCGGTCGACATTATCACGCTGGTCGCGGACCTCTACAACCCGGACCTGAACGTGGACAGGAAATCGGGGCTCATGGACCTTGCCAAGGCAGTGTGCGCCGGGTTCTCTGTCAACGCACGGCGTTCCGCTGAGAGTCTGTGGAAGCGTGAGGGGGTGCTCCATGGAGTTTGAAACCACCCTACGTGGCGAGCCTGTGGTGGTCGTCATCACAGAGTACCAGCCTGCCCAGCGCGGCAATTCGTCCGGACACCCGGACACTTGGTATCCGGAAGAAGACAGTTACATCGACTTCGAGGTCTTCTCCGAAGCCGGAGAACTCATCCTGCTCACCAAGGAAGAGTGCGAAGAGATCGAACTGGAAGCGTATGACTTCCTGGAGGAGAAGTGGTCATGAACACGATCGAATCCATCGTTGAATGGTTCCGGCGCGCTGTGCCGGAACCCACAAAAGAAAACCTGTCGGTACAGGTGGGATGTCATCTGGAGGAAGTGGCGGAGTTTGCTGCGGCAGTGGGTAATAGATGGGTGTCTCACCATCTCGAAGACATCGCGCATGAATTCAAAACCGAAAAGCCGGAAGTGCGTGCAGACCCTATCCCGACGTTGGACGCACTGTGCGACCAGATTGTCACGGCTGTTGGTGTGGCATACATGGCTGGATGGGACATTCTTGGCGCGCTGGCTGAGGTAGATCGATCTAACTGGTCGAAATTCGTCGACGGCAAGCCTGTGTTCAATGAGCAGGGGAAGATTGCCAAAGGACCACGGTTCACGGCCCCGGACCTGAAGGAGTTTGTATGAGCGACATGATTGAGAAGATTGCGGATTGTTTGCTGCAAAATCACATGGAGTTGATGTCGGAGGTAAAGTATTTAAGTGATGAAGTCTCGCGTTTGCTGTCTTACAAGTTGGAGGATCACATTGACCTGATGGCCCAGAACAAGTTGCTCAGGGAATCTTTGAAAGAGTTGCTGGACGAGCATCATCCGGAAGAATTCTGGACCGCTGAGCACATCGAATTTGAAATGAAGCAGGGGAACATGATGGCTCCGGTGGTAAAGCGCGCCTATGCCGCCTTACGTGAGGGGGATAAATAACATGCACGTAAGGCTAATCTCAGTCCAGGACGCGGTGTCTGTGATGACCCCGGAGCAGCTTGTGACGTTTTGTGCACGGGTAAGTAATTCAGAGAACCAATGGAATCACGAGACTTCTGGGAAGCTGCTGCGGTATCTGATTGACCACAAACACTGGTCTCCGTTTGAAATGGTGAATGTTTGCATGGAAATCAAAACCACTCGGGACATCGCCCGACAGATGCTGCGGCACCGGAGCTTTGCTTTCCAAGAGTTCTCGCAGCGATATGCCGACCCAACTGAACTCGGGTACGTGTACCGCGAAGCGCGAATGCATGATCCAAAGAACCGACAGAACAGCATCGAGGGCGTCGGCCCGGAGTTGCAGCAACGCTGGGATGCGTACCAACGGGAGGTGCTTCGCGCTGCGATTGACGGTTACAAATGGGCTCGCGAGAACGGTATTGCACGCGAGGTCGCGCGGGCCTTGCTGCCCGAGGGGATGATGGAAAGTGTTTTGTATATGAATGGAAGTGTGCGGTCGTGGATTCATTACATTGAGGTTCGCACCGATCCTTCCACTCAGAAAGAACACCGGCAGGTAGCGCTAGAGTGCGCGAAAGTGCTGCATGAGTTGATGCCGAGCCTGAGGAAACAGGATGAGACCTGAGGAAATTAGCCGCAGCATTAACTTAGCCTTTAAGAGATTCCGGCGTCATGGAGGCCTGCATCATTTTGCGAAGTGCAAAAAGCATCTTGAGAAAAGATTGGAATGGTTTCGTGCCACTGATCCAGAAGAAGTTGATGCTCTTCCACCTGCATATCCAGATGGTGATGTGAGGGCACACCTTGAATATATCTCGGACCGATGGAACTGTGTTAGCAGAATCAAATTTTTATTGAGGGTAGTGGAAGGAAGATGAACAAAGAAGAAGGCTGGCGTCAGTGCGCCAAGGGCCAACGTACCACACAGTTTTGTGGGCTGCTGGAAGAGGCGGTGCGAGCGGAGCGCGAGGCGTGCGCGAGATTATGTCAAGAAATCTGTCCTACGTTGGATGGACAGTTAATAGCAGAAGCTATACGCGAAAGGGGATTGGGAAATGAACAAACTGTCACCACAGAATGAACTCACGCTATGGGTTGGAGCGACACATTACCACTTGGGCCGCACGACCTATGCTGTGTCCGACTTCTGCAATCTTTTGATTGGCTCGTGGAATGAACTTGGCGAAAACACCAAGAAAATCCTCCAGCGTTTTATTGAAGAGGAGTTTCGTCGTGATGATGAGTTCCGTGCCCGGGGAGATTCTTATCATCCACTCGGGCATGACTGTGACCGTAAGTCTTGGGAGCAGGTGAGGAAACTGTGGAGGGAAGATGAGTGATTAACCCAGGATCTGTTTGACCGATTCCGAGCATGATCGTAACCTTTGGGGGAGATAAACCATGATGCCCACCATCCGAGAATGTGGTGGATGTACACGCTGCTGTGAAGGCTGGCTGTACTCCACCATCCAAAGTTATCCCATGTATCCC